ATTTCGATACCGGCCTTGCTCGCCGCCGCGGTGGTGCCGGTGACGGTCGCGCCGGAGGTTTCCCAAAGGTCAACCACTTGGCTCGAAACGCCCAGGGATGACCAGACGCTCGCCATGAGCAGCGCCCTGTCGTAGTTTGCCATGTCGTAGGCGATCGACCCCTGGGCAACGGTCGTCAGCGCCATCTGTTCGACATCGACCTTGATTTTTTCGCTGATTTTCGCATTCATGTATCTGTCACCTCCTATTAGTTCAGCACGACGAACGGGCTGACGGTGTTAGCTGCAGAACCCTCGAGCGGGATCGGCTCGCTCAACCACGGTGAGCCGTCCACGTTCCAGAAGACTTTGATGACGGTGCGGTTGCTGGTGAAATAGACGTGCTCGGACGCCATCACGAACGGCCCCGACCCCTCTTTGATGAGGTAGTAGGACAGGTCGGCCAGCACCAGGTCGCCGGCGGTCCCGAGAGCCACGCTGCGCTCGTGGAACAGGACCGGGATGCCCATCAGGGTCGGCGGGAGCCCGGCAACGGCCGAAGGCATCCAGAGGTTGTTGTTGCCGGCGTCCGCGATGGTCGCCAGCTGCGGGATGGTGGTCTGCGAAGTGATCCAGACAGGGGACATATTCATCCGCAGCCGCGCGTACATGCCGACGATGTCGGCGTAGGCGATTTGATTCGCCACGGCCCGCGCGTAGTTGATCCTGGCCGGCGACTGAAGCACGCCCAGGGGCCGCGCGACGCCGTTCCCGTTGTAGAAAGCCGCTTCCTCGGCCGCGATGATCGCCAGCCGCAGCTGGGCGGAGATGAGCGCGGACGCGGCGCCCCAGTTGCGGAGCAGCTTGTCCGTGATCACCACGTGGGCCGCGACTTCGTGGGGTTTCAGCTTGACTTCCTTCACCGCCAGATCGGTTTCGGGCTTGGTGTCGCCCTCTCCGATCCACTGCACCGCGATGCCGCCGTACATGTTTTTAGCGGCCCCCTGGTTCAACGCCGGCATGCTAACCTCGGAGTCGGGAGGCGAGCCGGCCGGGATGACCGTCGCGCGCGGCCTGAAAATGGCCTGCTGCGGGGTCACCGAAAGCAGGGTTTCACGGAACTGCGTCGGCACCGCGAAGCCGCCCTCGGAGCCTACGCCCATCGACTGCGCCCGCTGCTCTGCAAGGTACTCCAGGCGCGGATCGTGCGGCTCGTAGCGCACGCTGTGGATGAACTCGCCGATGTTCTTGAACTCCTTGGGGTCTTCGGCCCTCTTGGTGGCGGCCGGGATCGGGATGGAGCGCCGCGTCTGGCTCATGGCGGCCTTCTCGTCTTCCAGTTTTTCACGCTTGGCGATGTCGGCCTTGATGACCGGCAGGGAGGCGTCCAGCTCGGAAAATTCCTTTTCCTCGGCCTCGTTCAGGTTCCGCTTTTCAGCGTCGGCGGTGTTCAGCAGAGCGTCCATGCGCTCGATGGCTTTCGCCAGTTTTTCTCTCAGTTCTTTGAGCATTTGTTTCTACCTCCATTCCTGAAGTTTGAGCCTGCGCCGCATTATGGGTATTTTGTTCCATGTCGGCTCCGGCTCTTTTAGTGTTTTTTGCCATTCTTCGTGGCTTCTTATTGCAACATCTGTTTCTTTATAAAACGGGAACGTGACAGGCGACACGTCCCATAGCCGCACCTTTTCGAGCGTGCGGATGTCAAGTGCATTGCCCTCCGTGTTGTGCTCCCATGAATCGACGACCACCTGGAAGCCGAAAGACATCTGGTTGATGTCCCCGCGCTCCAGGCTGACGAGCAGGTCCCGCGCGACCTGGGTGTCGGGCGGGTCGATCTCGATGCGCAGGCCGCGCTCGTCCTCGGCCAGCTTCAGCGTGCCGGCCCGGGTGCGCCCGAGAATCAGGTTGGCGTCGTGGTTGAACAGCGCCCGGATGTCGTCGGTCTGGATGCTGTCGGCAAAGGCGCCCGGGGCCACTTTCTCGCGAAACCACCCGCCGTCGCCCATCACGTTGAATACGGCGGCGTGCCCCACGATGCGCGACGATCTGCTGTTTTTCCCGCGCGTCACTATCAGGTCGCTGACGTCGAATGCCCTGCGCTCGTGCTTGTACATGGTGTTTCCCCTATGCTGCCATCAGTAGAATTTCGTCTTCCTGGACGAAACGCCGCCTGCGCTTCTGCTCCAGGCGGACGACGCTTGTTCCCGTGCGGACGAGCATGGCGCCAGGAGCGCCCACGCCCAATATCTGGATCTCGTAAACGACGACCTTGTCGGCGCCGCAATGAACGGCCGCATTTTTAACGGAGAGGACGTGGACTATTTTTTCCGGCTCTTTTTCTTTTTCTATTACAGGGACGGGCACAGGGTATGGGACATGGACGCGCCTGCGCTTGAATGTTACCGCCACGGCCTGCACCGTCAGCGAAATGGCGTCGCAGACGCTCGCCTGCGCTCCGTCCTCGACGGCCAGAACGTGCTCGATCGGCACGCCTTCCAACGTCGGCTCGTCTGCCGCCGCCGTGACTGCGGCATGCTCGGAGTCTAAATTGTGCTCCTGTACTAAACTGAGAACATCTCCGAATGATATGTTAGCGCCGTCATCTACTGCGAGGTCGCTTTCACCGCTGAGCTCAACCGTGTCGCACGACGCGACGACCGCGCCATCGGCCGTGACCAGATTGTGTTCCTGAAGCAGAGCGATTGAATCCGCGACGACAGAGCTTGCGCCGTCGCTCAAGGCGAGCGTATCGACTATCGCATCGATTTCTATTGTCAGAGAATCGCCGGCGCTTACGACGATCCCGTCGCTCACGACGAGGTCGTAGGTTACGACATCGCCGGCTTCCTTGTGGGGCAGCGGCAGGCCGGATCCGGGATAGACCTTCTTGAACTCGCCCTCGTTCGGCTTACGCAGGCCGGCCGAGTCGAACCCGTCACCTCTCGGGAACCCTATTGAATTGATGCTCATCAGCCGTAAACGATCCTGATCTGTGAGTAAAACACCGTGTTCGCAACCGCGCCGACGCCGGATGCGATCCAGCCGAGATAAGGCATTTTGCCGTCCGTGCCTTCGCTCAGCTTGATCATGCCCTCGAACTGCAGTGTCTGGTCCTTCTCGACATAGCCGCCGCCGCCAATGACCGGGATGGTGAGCAGCGGCTTGACGATGAATATCTGGCACGACCCGCTGGCCACCGTGGCGCTGAATGAAACCTTTTCAATCGTTTTCACGCCGACGTCGCCGGCCTGCAACTGAACGAACGGCAACCCGGTAGGCCGTATATGGTGCGCCCGGGATAGAGTTGTCGCCACTATGCCGGAGGCCACGCGGCCGGTCGTCCCTGCCGAGTTGGTGTAGGTGATTGTGGCTGTCGTGTTTACGCTTGTCGCGTTGCTTGTCTGCTGGACGAACATGATCTGGTTGCCGATGCCGTCGGTGGACCTGGTCAGCGGCGCCGCTGTCGATCCGATTTCATAGGTCGCGCCCGTGTAGGCGATTCCGCTGATGCCCCATAAAACGTCCACCAGCATGGCGCACCCGAGCGAGCCTATCCCCTGGGCGCCGCAGCCGGCGGTCAACAGGTATTGGCTGAGCGCGGTGCTTTGAGTCGAAATCGGTATCGCGCCCGCATGCGTGCTGTTGAGCGCAACGCCGCCCGCGGCGGATGTCAGCGAGCCTAAAATAGAGCTCGGCGTGCCGCCCATGTTCAGCATGCTGATCCAATGCCCGGCCGCCAGGGGCGTGACGGCTTCGCTCTTGATGCAGAACGGGTCGGTGTACTGGCCGCTCGAGCGTGCTGAAATGATGCTGTCGTAATTAGTGATCGCCATCTATGCCCTCTATAGATTCGATTTCACCGTCGGCGCCGCGGACGACGCGCTTGCGGCAGCTGAACGGGACCCCGAATGCGTCGATGCCGCTTTCGTCTATTTCCACGATTATGCCGTCCTCGTTGCGGATCGCCTTGCGGGTCATGACCTGCTTCCCCTTGATCTCCAGGACGGTCAGGTTCGGGATCTGGTTCTCGATGGTCGTGTTGTTTATAACCGGCGGCGCATCGGATCCATCCGACTCGCGGTTGTTTATGACTATTTTTTGGCCGCGCTCGGCTTTTTCTCCCGACGCCGGCGTTTCCTGCCCGATATTTTTCGTCGTGATCGCCGG